GGAAGAAAGAGAGGGGGGAAGAGAGGGAAGCGGGTCGGCATCACTAAACACACAAACCATCAGCACACCTAAGGAAATTAGGTTTGTGCTTTGGTTTTCAGTGGTTTAGATTTTTTTGGTTTTTAATTTTCCTGTGATTTTCTGCTATTTTTTTATAAAACTCTGCTTTATTTAGAATTGATCTATACTACAATTTTTGGGTGTTTTTCTCTCTTCAAAAGTCGTTTATTTAACGACTATTTTGTATCTTTAAGTATTAGTAATCAAATAGTTATGTATTATGAGTAACACAAAAGCAGCCCAAAAAAATGGGCAAGAAGTAAAAGAGGTTAAGCCAATTGTAAAAGGCAATGCTGCCCAGGAATCGCAAAAGATGAGCGAAACCAAAATTAACGACCTGATTAATCCTACGGCTTCCGCCAGGATTAAAAAATTGGAGAATTTCCAAATTTTGGCCAAGAAGCACGATTTTCTAATCGCCAAACAAAATGAGCTTACAAAGTTCATTATCTCTAGTGATGGCACTAAAGAAAAGGTAATCCTAAAAAATGCCAGTGGTTTTGAATTGGAGGTTAGCGCCTCACAAGTAGTTGAAAAAGTTCTTTATGTAATACAGGAGGAACTTAGCACATTTATCGAGAAATCCGAAAAGGAAGTTTTGAGTTTTAACATCTAACAAAGCAAATGCGCCCTACTAGCAGGCGGGGCGCATTTTCAATAACAACTTATTACATTATGACAGACGCAATAAGCAAGGGTAAAAGTAACCCTTTCCTACTTTCCGAGCAAGTTAAATCTATTCTACATAGAAAGGGATTGAGTAAAGTTTTCAATTACTCCGACTACGACCATTTTAAAAGACAGGTAAAAACGGCATTCAACAAGGCGCAAGCCATTGCCGAACTTTTTATAATGGAGAACACAGAAACCGAAAGCGATTTTAACGAATACATTTTTTAGTCATGGAAACAGTAGAGAAAACAAGCATACAGGAGAAAAGGAGCAAATTAAATGCCGTTAGCCTTAAAGCCAAGGAATTAAGGGAAAAACTAATTGAACAGGCAAACACCCCCGAAAAAGCGGAGATGTACGCCAAAATGACCATTAACGAAATCATTGTGCAATTTTTTTACAAAACGGACAAAGACAACGTTTTTAAAACGTTCAAAACTTGGCTTAAAGATGGGCATGCCGTAAGAAAGGGCGAAAAGGCTTTTTTGCTATGGGGCAGAAAAAACCAAGAAACCCAAAAATCCAACGGGGAGACACAAACGGAGGAATTGGAATTTTTCCCCATTACCTACGTATTCAGCAATAACCAAGTAGACCCCATTAACCGATGATTAAAACGCAAGATGTACCAAGGGAGTTAAGGACTTTTAACTCCCTTTTTAATAAGCTCTGTTACCGGCACGACGTGAGCACCATTTTTGACGATTTTCTAACGCTCTTTATTTGCTGCTTTGCACGCGGAACCCAAGAACCTTGGTATTTTGAAACCATCAAAAGATACAAAAAAGAGGAAATTACCACCTTTGCCCATATGATGGGAGACCTCATTATAAAATACAATAATGCTTTTTTAGCAAACGACTGGATAGACCCCTTAGGAGAATACTACGAAATTCTGGCAGGGAACTATAAAAAATCTAGGCTAGGGCAATTCTTCACCCCTAAAAGCATTTGCGACGTTATGAGCGGTTTAACCCTGCAGGGCGCAGACTGGGACAATAAAGTAAATGATTGCGCCTGTGGTAGCGGTAGATTGTTGTTAAGTGCCAACAGAACCACCAAAGACATGTACCATATAGGGCAGGATTTAGATATGATTTGCGCAAAAATGGCAGCTATTAACCTATGCATGCACCAAATGAAAGGGGAGGTCCATTGCATGGACACATTAAGAATGACAGCCCCCCGAAAAAGTTTTCTTATAAACCCCAAATTTCACGAACATAAAACACTCTTGATAATTTGTAAATAATACAGCTGCAGGGGAGGAATTTTGAAGTCAAGGCTTTTGAGGAATACCCCTTTAACAAAAACCTGAAAACGCCTACGACCAGTAAGGTGCGGAAATCTCAAAAATTTTCGCCCTTACGGGCGGGCTTGGGCTTTTTCTCGAGTTCGCACATCTCGAAAATATATTATCTTATCAAATTTACAATTGATTCTAAATCCAAAAGGTTCTTTTAAATTGAAACAATTTCTTATTTCCTACAATTCAACCAATAATCCAGTCTATCAATTTAGTAATAAAAAGTGTGACAAGCGCTACACATATCCCAACTATTATTTCACTTCTATATTTATTTAATCCACTTTTATGGACTCTCTCCAAACTAAAACCCAAAATATACCTTTGATACAACCAAGTCAAAAAAACAAAGGCTGTAACACCCAGCATATTTAAAGGTATCCATTTACCATGTGGATCGTGGATTGTATCAATCATACTCAGATTTAACGATTCTGGGTAAAACCACCCAAGATACAATGTGTGTAAAACGAACGGAATACTTAAATAAAAAGCATTAAAAGGTCTTAAAATATAAGAAATCGTCCATTTCTTATCCAATACATATTCATATATTGCTCTGGATAAATCTAATCTGCCTGAAGACCTTATCGAAAATGTATTCCCCTCAAAATAGATCTCAACATCTCCATCGACCCTATCTTTACTTTTAAATGTTAAAGCTAGATATTTAATGCTATTTCCGTTATGATCTGCATATTCATCTAAATCATTATAACTATATTCTTGATCACGAAATTCAACACTATAACCCTGGCTTACATAAATATTGATAATTTTGTCAATATCATTTCGAAATAATTTAAGACATCCTATATCCTTTGTCAAAGAATTCTTGTTCTTATCTATTAACTCCATTTATTATTAATCCAATTATTTTGTACTATTCACTATTCTAATAATTGATAGTGCTAAATATATTAAAGTCCACCCACTAATATAACATAAATATCAAATTAACGAGATTAATGGCTCAAAGCAACCACAAAACCCAATCGATCATCATATAGCCATCATCATCTGACGTTTTTTACTTTTGGACGCTACCGCACTTATTAACATCGGTAATTACAAAGTAACAAGCACTGCCCAAAAATGGGCGTTTTTAGGCAAAAAGTTACATTTATTGCATACAAATTACGGGAATAAGTGTTGATAAGTTTGTTTTTTTGAAAGTTACTTTAAAATTAACTTTACAATGTAAGAAGTTACAAAACAAAAAAAGCACCTAACTTTACGAAAGGTGCCAAATATTGAAGGGAAAAGATCTTCAGATTACTCGTGGAAACTTAAAAGGGTCCAAACCTTTAAAGTGTAGTTAAAATGAATTTCCGAATCGGTGTCCAAAGCCGATTCCCCTTTTTTTATTATAAGGTCTAGACAAATATAAATAACATCTTCGACTTTTTTCATGGAACGGGTGGAATTCTAGTGCACGTTATGAATAACTTATTAACCGTCTTTCTACTACCTTTGCCAAATGACGGACGCAGAAAAGAAACTCATCTCAGAACAACTACCGGAAAACATTAATTGGAAAGACGTAAAATGCACCCCCATGGGCAACTTCTCCCAAGTGCTTTACCAGGATCTACTTGTAGGGTATATCATGTACCGGGATAACGAACCCTATTTTAAGGGCAAGGGACTGAGAAAGTAGCATCATATTTTGTGATTTTTACCCAATACTTTATAGCAGCCAATTCTTTAATAAATTCTAGCTTAGAATGCAACCAGTCCTGCTCATCCCTATAAATTATATTTGTACCACAAACAAAATCACCCTGTATTGTTTTTATCTGCACATCACGCCACATTCCCTCATCATCTGCAGCCTCGGAAACAAACACTAATCCAAGTGATTTTAAAAATTTAGAATTTTCCTCTCGTAAGTCCATATTTAAATATACTACAAAAAAGGCTTTAGAACTGCCTTTGTCATCTCTTTTTTAACAGGATCACTTTCATCCTCTATCATTTTAGAGGCAATATTCCTGCCCATCTCTCGAATATTCTTAGAAACTAAAACTTTGTTTTTGGCAAAATACTCGCTCCAGGACATATCAATACGGTTTGTCTCTATTTCTGCCCTGTTCATTTTAGGGAGGGACTCAATTATATAATTCAGTGAATCTATCGTATCCTTAAACAACCGCTCTTTTGATGAATCCATACCTATCGTTTTATATATCTATTGTTGCGCAAATATTTTAACCTTTGGTGATCTTTCTCCGAAAATTCGTAGGTAGCATCATTAAGTAATCGCTTTAAATTTTCAATTTCATCAAAAATAGAAGATATATACAAAAATTGCCTCGGAATATCTTCTTCAAACAAAAGTAAAAAATTTCTGTACCTGGTAAATTTGCCCGTAAAACCAGATATCTCTTTGCATTCTTCCTCTTTTGCATGGAAAACTTCTCTATAGTAGGGATGAAGATGAAGCACACAGTCTTCAGCGGTCCAGTTGCTGGGAAGATTAACCGAATCCAAAAAATCATCAATATCCGGTTCAATTCCGTTTGGGTTGTAAATCGGTATTTTATTTGGAATTTCCGCACCGTTACCTGGCCTAAACGTATTCTTAAACGGAATATCCGCGAACCTAATCTTATTCGTTTGCTTCATACCCTAAATATACAAAATAATCTAATCGTAAACTTTTTCATAAGCTCCAAGTTCATCCCTAAGCTGCATTTCTTCAGAATTGGGAAATTCTGGAAATACATCTACCTTGGTTTCATCCAACACCTGTCTCAAAGTGGTTTTTATCCTGGCATTCTCCAGCTCCAACAGCCGGACTCTTTTCATCAATTTTTTGTATCCAAACATAATTTATCGTTTTAATAAACAAAATACCGCGCTATATTGTTTTTCACCCCCCAATAACACTCGGCACCATCATACTACCGCCTTTTCTATTGCTGGCAATCTTGACCCATTTTTTACGCCACATGAGGTATTTAAAGGCATCCGAAAAGTTGGTAGAGAACATGGGCAGTTTATCCAGCGCCAGCTGCTCACTACTTTTATCCTTCAGCGTTTCCGTAGATCCGGTACGCTTGTTCTTGGCTATCTTGGTCTTGGCCAGTTCCATACTGCTCTTTAAACATTTGCACTGGTACCTATCTATTTTTAATTTCGGGATCCCGTCATAATACTCCCCCATCAACTTTTTGGCATAGTTGAATTCCTCATCATGAAAAATTGTGGCCTGATTCAAGTTCATAAGGTTCACTTTCCAGCCCGTACTTTCCCCGTTCAATTTTTCTATATGGTCTTGGATCTCACTGGCCCAATCCTTCTTTAACCTGGCGTACTGGTTCCCGGACCGGTCATAATACAGATTTAGTACCTTATTCTTATGGTGCTTAAAAAAGTCCAGGAACAGAATGGCCAATTCCTTGCTGCTATCCGGTGCCAAGGTATACAGTTCTTTAAGCACATAATAATACCTGCCCAGCTCTTGGCCCATGAGCATGCTGCACTGGTTCCCAAAATCCATGCCGGCATCCAGTTCCCTGTCGTGCTCAATGTACCTAAGCGCCAAACTGGTTTCCTGTATCTCCTCCCCAATGGCATAATCATCATAATAATTGGCAATTACGCCATCATCATAAAAATGATGGGCCCCAAGGTTAATATAAAATTTCTCCCCCTTCTTCAGCTCTGCCTTAAGGGACAGGATGGCGCTCTTAAATTCCTCTATCCCCAGGGCTTTTAAAGAATCCGAAAAATAACCACTGGTCAACACGTCCACGTTTACGTAAGAGGACACCACGTAAAAGAAAGTACTGTCCTTTCTGGCCCGTACCCAACGCTCCGTCCACCGCTGCAGGTTTTTCTTCAGCTTGCCGGCCTTTACCCTGTCATTGTCCCTAATGGCGTTGTAGAGCTCCTTTTTAATCTCGTTCAGGACCAATGCCACCTGAAGCGCCAATTTTATCTGCTCCACGTCCATATTCTTCTCCTGGTCCAGGATCCAGTCAAAGTCCTTGTCCGCTACATTGGGCATATCCGTAGTAAACGTACGGCCCCGGTAGTACACGCTATGCCCAAAATTTACATATTCCCCACGTAGGGCAGGGGTAAGCTTCTTTAATTTGTCCGGATCCAGCAAACGCGCCTCATCCCCAAAAATATGTTGGTAAGAGTTACCTGCAGCACCACTGGGCTGGTCCATACTTACCAGGTTAAAGAAACAACCGTTAAAGACACTAATGGTATGCTTGTACTGCTGTACGGGCTTGTAGGGCAGCTTAAAATGCGCAGGCGGCCTATCGTCCGTTACATAGTGGGTACCGTTGCGCCATCCTTTGCGCTCCCAACCCTTTAACAGCGTAGGCACTACGTTCTTTAGGGCATTCACATAAGTATCAGATACAAAGACCTGATAACTCCCCGGCATGTCATAGATAATGTCCTGGCTCCGCTCCGCAATAATATCCTCGGTCTTGGCAGTAGCCCTACCGGCAACCAGGAACAGGTTCTTGGGAGCAATAAGATCTATGGACATTTTTACCCAAGTGGCAAACCTGCCCTCTACATCAAGATCGTTAAAGTTTACGTGCGTCTTCCTGCTCATCCGGGAATATTTTAATGGGCAGTACAGCGGCCTCCCTTTTGATCATTTCTCGTTCCTTTTCGGACAGTTCCGGCAGGGCATCTATCTGTTTGGCCAGGGTAGGACGGTCCACATTGGGCAGCCCCAACATTTCTGCATCCATGCCGTACATTTTCCAAGGTTTAAGGAACCATTCCTCCGGAAGCGTTTCCTTGGCCTCTGGAACGCTATTGTTCATATCTACCCACATTTTGTGCACCTTGGCGGCGTCCGAAACATCTTTGATCAACATCATGGCCAAATTGGCCACCTTCTCCATTTTCTCCAGGCAAATGTTCCTCCAGGCGTCCTTGCTAATTTTATTCTCACAATAAAAATACTCCAGGGTATCGTTATAGAGATTGGTGGCCAGGTACCTGCTAAACCCGTCCACCTTAATAAGATGGTTCACAATATGGTCCTTGCTCCCAAACTTGTCAAAACGCAGGTACATTCCCCTAATCTTGTCCATCCGGTCCAGGTATTCCACTACGGCAGGATCCGCATCATTGGGATTTCCGTTTTCTATAAAATCATAGATCTCATCTAACGATATGTCCTCCAGCCTAAGCTTCCCCATGCCCAAAAAATATTTGCTGTTTTAAATTCTCCACATTAACCCGTTCCCTGTTCTTCTCAAAAATCTGTGCTGCAGTAATGTTGCCGCTCTTGGCATTGGTCAATAATTTCTGATTGATTTCAAAGTCGGCCGTAAGTTTTCCTTTATCGTAATGATGCCGTACCGTACTCTCCGGATCGTTAAAGGCGGCCAAAAACTCCTTTTTATCCAGGGAAAGGTAAGTGGCAATCTGTGAGGGAGCATAGTTGCTTGCAGCCAGATCCTCTATCATTTCAAATTCTTCCTGGGAAAGTTTCATTTAATAATTTCTATGGATGAAATACCAAACACCGGCGGCTCCCAAGATTGAAGCTATACCAGCAAACCAATTTATATTACTCTTAAAATAGTCTACTCCAAATCCAGACTCCTTATGATAAAGCTCCAACAACACAAAAAAGTTGACCATACACATTAAAACAATAACGGTATACGTCAACCACATAACTGCTAGGAGCATTATCCACTGCCAATCTATTTTCATGCCTTATTGGTCAATCATTCAAATCCGTACTTGTTCTTTCCGGAAGTATTACGGTACTGCTTCCTTTTTTCGGCCCTGGTCAATTTCTTTTCCAATGGCTTTTGTAATTCTTCCTTAATGTTGATCGGTTTTGTGTTCATATTACTGGTTTTTAGATTGATTACCTTCATATACTTCCCAATCCTCTGCCATAGAATCAGCTACAGAGGGAGAATAACTTTCTATCAAGTTGCTACAGTTCACTATAGCTAATTGATTACAGTACTGAATGCCCGACACCTGAAGCTGTTCATCTTTAGAACGTCTTTCAAATTCTGCTTTTACGGCTTTTGGCAGACTCTGCATATTAGGAATAACCTCCTGTGGAATATTGGCCGGTACCTGCATAAATACAAAGGTATCCTTGGGCCATTCCGGGCGTCTTACCATTCCCCCTTGTCTAAGAAGAGCTACAGCCACGCCAAATAGAAAATTCATTTTTTCATTCATATCACTTAAAATTTATGTTGGTAAACAATTCTTTCCTAAACTGGTAAAGGCCCTCGCAATTGGCAAATACATACTGCTCATAATGCGCATTCTCGGACCAATTGCCACTGCCCTCTATTACATATTTCCCGGTAATGGTATTCAGCAAACATACCTTGGCATGTACCCAGGCATATTTTACTTCTATATTGGCCCTTTCCCTGGCAAGGCCGTGCAGGAGATCCATAGTAACGGGATTCCGCTTTTGCATGCTATCGCTGATCAATAGCGTAATCTTTTCTACCACGCCCGCATCGTGCAGTTCTACCATGGCCTCTATGGTTCTACGGCTAATACTGTAGGTAGAGGCAAAGAGCTCCTTTACGTTCATGTTCCTGCAGACGAATGGAATAAAGGTGAAAGCATTAAAAGCGCCATCGGTCTGAAGAAAGAAAAACTCCTCCCTTTCCGGAAGTCGCCCCAGGTCCTTGTCCAGCTTCTCCAGCTTTTGGTAATGCCCCAACAGATACTTACTGGTATAGTTGGGGCTTACCTTCAATTCAACACCTCCTTTCGCGTGACGATTATCCCTTATATCAAAAAACTTATTCACTCCATTCTTTTCTTTATTCCCCTCACCTGAGAGAGGAGCCTGTCCCGCTTTTTAGCGGGAGCCAGGGGTGAGGTCAACTTTTCCCCTCTCCCGGGGAGAGGGGGCAGGGGTGAGGTCTTTATTTTGACTCACCCAACCTTACGTCCAATAAGTTCAACTCCTGGGTCCAGTCCTTAATTTTTGCCCTCAATTTAGTGCCGGCCGCCTCGGTCATTTCTCCGGACAGTTTGGGCGTATCCCTACTTATGTAGGTCCTTAGATTGTTCCTGCGCTTTAAAGCAGCTGCATCTGTAAGCTTGGCCACTTTCTCCTTCAGCACTTCATCCGCAAAAATGGGATGGTTCCCCAAAATGGTCTTATGCTCCTTGTAATAGGTAAGCTCATCATATATGGCATGGTTCAACTGAAAGTTTTCAATAGCACCCTTGGCTATTTCGAACCCT